CTTCCTACCCTCACCGCCCCCCTTCCTACCCTCACCACATGCATCCCACATTCTCACCCTGCAGCGATCTCAAGACCCGCCAGACCCGATGGGCGGCATTCAAGGGTGGCGCTCCTGCCCCTGCTGCCCCCCTGGAGCAGGTGACCCTCACCGCAGTCGAGGTGGCAGGGTGGTTTGCTTCCCGCTACAGCAGCAACCGCACCGCCGAAGTGTAAACAGATGTAACGCGGGTGCCACGATCGGTGCCCGCCACCCTGTATAGTATTTGCAAGCGGGGCAAACGGATCCCGCACCACCTGGAGAGATCAATGACCGCCTGGAACCCCTCCAACCCCTGCAGCGTGGGCGACCTGCGCCTTCCCGCTCAGTTCGAGACCCTGCAGTGGGCACCGCTGCACTGCAACACCAATGCTGGTCACACTCGCGCCTGGGTGCACCTGCCTGCTGGTCTGGTGCTCTCCTGGGGTTGCCCCCTAGAGCAGAGCGAGGAGGTTGAGATCTGGCGCTGCGGCGCTCTGTTGCTCACCCGCGTGATGACAGAGGCGGAGCGGGAGGAGTGGGAGACCTCCTTCTGACCCCTACGGGGAGGGTTGATCCCTCCCCCTTTCTCTGGTACACTTAGGAAGTCCTCAACGGAGCAAACCCATGGCAACTTACGCCCTGACCACCGCCACCTGCGGCAAGTGCGACGGCACGGGTCGCCTTCCCCACTACGGGCACATCGCCTCTGGCGTCTGTTTTGACTGCCAGGGCAGCGGCAAGGTGTCCTGGAAGGATCGGACGGACGGAACCGTGAAGACCTCCCTAGAGGTGTTCATTCGCGGCGGGCAGTTCTGGTACGCCGCGCACCGTGCCACGGTGTTGACCGACAGCGGCACATGGGGCAAGTGCCTGACCTGCAGCGATCTGCAGGATGCGGACGCTGCCCGCACCCTGTGGCGTGACCTTAAGGGGCAGCAGCACACCCTACTGAGTGTGACGGTCTGTGAACCTAACCAACCTGAGGAAACTAAGGTGCATCAGGCGTGGTAGGATACGGGGGGGCACACCGCCCCCCATTCGTGATTAGCATTCGTGATTGACAGTCCCTTGGCGATAAGGGGTTCTTATGGTCGCCCCAATAAGCGACCCCCCCCTAATAAAAATGACCAACTACCCTAACCTACACTGTATGTCTTTTTCGACCTATATTTCTCTCTCATAAAAAATTTCCGGAGGTAAATAAGAACCTTCATAAGGTCTCAGACATAAGGTCTCAGAAATAAGGTCTCAGACATAAGGTCTCAGACATAAGGTCTCAGACATAAGGTCTCAGACATAAGGTCTCATACTCATAAGATCTTACCCCTCAAATTATATTAAAGGAGTTTTCAAATGGCAGTAAAATGGATTCACAAAAATGGTTATTCACGCCCTGATAAGAGAACCTTAAAGAAAGGTGGAAAGAAGAAATGAAAAAACCTTATTGGAATTTTTGGAAAGTAGTTTTAGCAGGATGGTGTATAAGGTATCCAAAGACGGTTTTCCGAATTACTTTAATACCTATTGGAATTCTTATTGCAGTAATATATAATGCGGTTGTGAAATAAAAAATTCACAAAAAAATTCGGAGGGAAAAAATGATCCCAAAAGGTTCAACTGAAAAGGTATATCACATTTATGCAAAAAATAAGTGTTTATTTCACTCTATAAAAGAAGAAGAATTTCAAACAACTTGGAATACACTTAACAATATGATTGATCTAATCAAAACTGATTACAATGTAGAAGATTTATCATATGAAGAATTACTAATCAATAAGGATGTAATTTTAAATTCATCACACTAATTGACAGTACATATATAAACTGTTAAAATTGAAATGAGGTTTTATAAAACTTATGTCAAAAGGATTTACAGTTAAAACAAATGCCCCAACAAACAAAGAACCAGATTGGGATTTTGAAGCAATTAAAGAAAGAATGAAAGGCAAGAGCATTGTATTTTGTCTACCAGGTAGAGGATGTTCATTTACATTTTTGAAATCTTTTGTTCAATTATGTTTTGATCTTGTACAAAATGGAATGAGTATTCAAATTTCACAAGACTACTCATCAATGGTTAATTTTGCACGATGCAAGTGTCTTGGTGCAAATGTTCTTCGAGGACCAAAACAAATTCCTTGGGATGGTAAGTTGAATTATGATTATCAACTATGGATTGATAGTGATATTGTATTCAACACTGAGAAGTTCTGGCAACTTTGTGATTTAGCACTACCTGAGAGTGCAATTGTAGAGGAAACAGTACAACTTGAAGATGGTACAGAACAAAGTGTAAAATCTATTGATGAAAGCAAAGAGAACGAGATTGTAGCAGGTTGGTATTGCACTGAGGATGGTAGAACTACTTCAGTTGCCCATTGGTTAGAAGAAGAAGAATTCCGTCAAAATGGTGGAGTTATGAATCATGAGACCTTAGAAAGTATCAGCAAGCGTCGTAAACCATTTACAGTTGATTACACTGGATTTGGTTGGGTTCTGATTAAAAAAGGAGTATTTGAAAACCTTGAATACCCTTGGTTTGCACCTAAGATGCAAGTTTTTGAATCTGGATCAGTACAAGATATGTGTGGCGAAGACGTATCATTCTGTCTTGATGCAAAAGAAGCAGGATTTGAAATTTGGTGTGATCCACGTATTCGAGTTGGTCATGAGAAGACAAGAGTAATCTGATGATAAAATTTAATATTCTTTATAAGAATAAAAAAATTTATCAAGATCTTGATCATGAACAGTGTTGTGAAATTCTTGACGAACTTTCATCTCAGTGTTATGATAATAATGACTTTGACATTTATGAAATTCAATTAGAGGAAATTAATTATGGCAACACGTAAGACTCAACAAATCGAATCTTTACCTAAGAAAACTCGTCAAGGTTTAGGTAAGCATACTAAGTATGCAGCGACTTCTCGTAATAAAGCTAGAAAGAGATATCGGGGACAAGGTAAAGCATGATTGATGATGACACATAAGGTATTGGTGAAAATAAAATTGAACTAGACCCTGATCTACATACTGAAGATATCATTCTTCACAAATACGTCTCCCCTGGATATTTCTGGTGTGAATATCTAGTGGGAGACCATTATAGTATAGATGATGTAAGACTTGGTTATTACATTGAGAGTTCGAAATAAATATTCCTAGGGATAGAAACCCCGTAAAAAGTTCTGATTTGCAGTAAATCAGGTAAAAACAATGTCAAAATCAGTAGATAGAGACAAAAATTATATGTATGAACTGTGGGGAACCACAAATTTGACCTCAGATTATGGTGTTTTTGAAAAACTTCAACAAAAAAAGATGCTTAGAGAAATTACAAACGATGATTTAACTCCAAAAAGGCATAATTTTAAAATTCAAAACGAATTACATTCAAAAATTCGTAATGATACTGATTATGATGATTGGGAATATGGTACAGAACCAAATTATGGAGTATAAATAAGGTAGTTTCCTTGGTATTTTAATGCCTTCCGAAAGGGTAAGTATAGGATTTAAGGATTTAAGTATGACATTTCAGGTTAATCCCCTGAATTATGATTTAATTGCACTTAAGAATGAGAATTCGATTGCACGTTCTATTAGAAATCTTGTACTTACCTATCCTGGAGAAAGATTTTTTAATCAAAATCTCGGATCTAAAGTATCTAGATCATTATTTGAAAACATTGATTCTATTTCATCTAGCATTATTAGAGATGAAATTGTTAATACGATTAACAATTACGAACCTAGAGTTAATTTAACTGATGTTGTTGTTAATCCAAATTATGATGAAAATGAATTTAATGTGACAATTTTTTATACTATTGTAGGAATTGATGTACCTGCACAAAGATTATCATTCCCATTACAGCCAACTCGATAAATGGCAGCATTAATAAGTTTTACAAATTTAGATTTTGATCAAATAAAAACAAGCCTTCGTGATTATTTGAGAGCAAACTCAAATTTTACAGATTATGATTTTGAAGGGTCAAATTTATCTGTTCTTTTAGATATACTTGCATATAATACATATATCGCCTCATACAATGCTAATATGGTTAGCAATGAGGTTTTTATTGATAGTGCAACATTAAGAGAAAATGTAGTTTCTCTTGCAAAAAATATTGGATATGTTCCTCGTTCAAAGAAGGCATCTAGTACCAATATCAGTTTTTCAGTAGATACATCAAATTCTTCAACTTTACCTCCAACAACAATTACATTAAAAAGTGGTACTGTTTGCACATCATCATCATCCTTTGGAAATGTTGGTTATACAGTTTCAATTCCTGATGATATTACAATTCCTGTTGTCAATGAAATTGCTATATTTGATAAGATTAAAGTTTATGAGGGAAATTATCAAAAAACATATTTTACAGTAGATTTAAGTAAAAAAACTCAAAGATTTATTCTTGATAATCCAAATATTGATACTTCAACAATCAGAGTTTCTGTTAGGGATAATGCTGCAAGTAGTGCTATAAGAAAATATAGTTTATCTACTGATTTATTAGAAGTTGATTCCGATTCTAAAATATTTTTTATACAAGAAATAGAAGATCAAAGATATGAATTAATTTTTGGTGATGGTATTTTTGGAAAAAAACTTGATAATTTAAATTATATTGAAGTATCTTATATTGTGACAAATGGAGAAAATGCAAACGGTTTATTTTCATTTAATTATAGTGGACGATTAATTGATAACAATGGAAGAGTAATTACTTCTGGTATTTCTTTAGTAATACCAGAATCTTCAACTGATGGTGGATCTGAAATTGAATCAATTTCTTCAATTAAAAAATATGCACCAAGAATCTATGCATCTCAGAATAGAGCTGTAACATCAACTGACTATGAAGCAATTATTAATAAAATATATCCAGAGACTGAATCAGTAACTGTTTTTGGTGGGGAGGAATTAACTCCTCCACAATATGGAAAAGTTTTTATTGCTATAAAACCTTTTTATGGTCCTTTTATACCAAATAGTATTAAGGATAATTTAAAATTATCCTTAAGAAAGTATTCTGTTGCAGGTATAATTCCTGAAATTATTGATTTAAAATATCTATATGTTGAAATAGATACATCAGTATATTATAATACGAATTTAGCACCTAGTGCTAATTATGTAAGTGGTCTTGTTCAAAAAAATGTTCAATTCTATGCAGATTCTACAGAATTGAATAAGTATGGAGCAAGATTTAAATATAGTAAATATCAAAAAATTATAGATGATAGTCATGAATCAATTACATCAAATATAACAAAAGTTACTATCAGAAGAGATCTATCTGCAAAATTAAATCAATTGGCAGAATATGAAATTTGCTTTGGAAATGCATTTCATATAAAAAATACTTTTGGGTATAACATAAAATCATCAGGATTTTCTATTGATGGAATATCTGGTACATTATATTTTTCAGATTTCCCCAATTCTGATTTGAATACAGGAACAATTTTTATGTTTAAATTGAATTCATCCACACAACCAGTGATTATAAGAAAATCAATAGGTACAATTGATTATAATAAGGGTGAGATTTTACTAAAACCTATTAAATTTTTATCAGCACAAAAATCAATTCTTGGTCAACCAATAATAGAAATTGCTGCAATACCAAGATCAAATGATATTATTGGATTACAAGATCTTTATTTGCAACTAGATATTAATAATAGTGTTGTAAATATGATATCTGATAATATTTCATCAGGATCTGATACTTCTGGATCAACATATATTTCAACATCAAGTTATAGTAACGGAAACTTAGTAAGATAATAAAATTATGGTAAAAACCAGAGTTCAAATTAATTCCGTTGTAGAAAATCAAATTCCTAACTTTGTAAGGGAAGATTTTCCTTTAGTCGCAGAATTTTTAAAGGAATATTATAGATCCCAAGAAATTGATGGTTCATCTTACGATATTCTTCAAAATATTGATCAATATATTAAACTAGATAAATTAACAAATCTAATAGATTCTACTATTGTAGAAAAAGTTAATGATTCTACATATTCTATTGGATTATTTGACAATGAAATTTATGTTTCCTCTACAGAAGGATTTCCTGATAGATATGGATTAATAAAAATTGATGATGAAATAATCACATATAAATCAAAAACTGATACTTCATTTAAGGAATGTGTTCGAGGATTTAGTGGAGTAGAAAATTTAAAAGATACTAATAATCCAGAAAAATTGGTTTTTTCTGTATCAGATGCATCTGAACATGTTTCTGGAAGTATTGTTACAAATTTATCTGTATTATTTTTACAAGAATTTTTAAATAAAATAAAAAAGCAAACATTTTATGGGTTTGAAAATAGAAAATTAGATGATAATTTAAACCAAAATTTATTTTTAAGTAGAAGTAAGGATTTCTATACTACTAAAGGAACTGATAGATCATTTAAAATTTTATTTAAATCTTTGTATGGAGTAAATGCTGATGTTATTAAACCAAGAGATTTTTTAATACAACCCTCAGATGCACAATATAGACTGACTAGAGATCTTGTTGTAGAGGCAGTTACTGGTAATCCATTAGAATTGGTTAATAGAACATTATTTCAAGATTCGGATGGATTTATTTCTAGATCTTATGGATCAGTAACTTCTGTAGAAAAGATCACAAGATCTGGAAAAGAATACTACATTGTAAGTTTAGATTATGATTTTGACAAGGATATTAATGTTTCTGGTTCAATATTTGGAAAATTTAGTATACATCCAAAAACCATATTAGTAAATGATGCAGATGCTTCAAAAACTATTCTTGATGTAGACTCTACTTTAGGGTTTCCTAAATCAGGAGAATTATTAATTAAATTGAGTGATCAAAATACTTTAAAAGTAACATATACTTCAAAATCTTTAAATCAGTTTTTTGGATGTTCTGGTATAACTCAAAATATTTTATCTGGACAAGAAATATTTTATAATGCAACTGCATATGCATTTGTTGATAAAAATAAAACAGAAAAAATAGAAGTTAGAATCGGAGGTGTTTTATCTGAACTTGATTTACCACCAAATACTTTTCAGTATGAAAATGGAGATAGTGCTAAAATAATTTCATTGGGATCCAATGATTCTAGTATAAAATTCCAATTGAATATGAGGTAGAATCATTTTTATGGTTAAATTCAGTTTCCATTGGGCAACAACAACCATCAATTTATAAGCATGAAATTTTTACTTATGATAGTAATAACATTTACAAAGGAGATAGAGTAGAAATTGATATTGTTACCAGGGATTTAAATAATCAAATTGAACCATTATCGAGACTCAAAAAGATATTTGTCGTACAATCAGGAACAATACCAAATAAATCATTTATTGTTAATAATAATCATGAAATAATAAAAGTTTATAGTGCCAAAAAACTGATAACAAAATCTATTAATGATTATTCTGCAAATGTTCAAAATGTATATAAAGATGATAAAGAAGTATGTTATGTTGCATCACCATCTCTTCCAGATTATTTAAGTCAAGAAATAACAACTAAAAATAGATCCATTCAATTTAGTGGAATATTTGGAAATTCTTTTGTAGGTATTAAAACTGATACTATTGTTTTTAAAGGTTCTGGTGGATCACTAAGGTCTCATGGATTCTTAACTGGTGATTCTATTGCTTATATTCCAGGGGAAGGAAACAATACATTAAGTATACCAAAGAGTACTTATTTTGTAAAAAAAATTGATATTAATACAATAAAATTATCAACAAGTCGTGAGAATATATTAAATAATATTTTTGTAGAGTTTTATGGAAATATAACAAACAATAAACTTATTCCTTTAGAATTTGTAGATACTAATTTAAATGAAAAGGTTTTAGATTCTCAAAGACTGATTAGAAAAATTGATAATCCAAAAAATGATGGAAATGTTTATGATACAAATCCAGGGTTTATTGGTATCTTTTCTAATGGTGTAGAAATTTTAAATTACAAGTCACAAGATACCATTTATTACGGAAAACTTGAAAATATTATAGTTTCTTCTAAGGGGTCTAATTATGATGTTATTAATCCTCCTGTTTTAGAAATAACAGATTCTACTGGAACTGGTGCAGAAGGTATTTGCGCAGTAACTGGATCATTATCTAAAATAAACATTATTGATCCTGGATTTGATTATATTGAAGATCCTTCAGTTATTATTACTGGAGGAAATGGAGTTAATGCAAAAGCAAAAGCTAATCTAATTTCAGTAGATCATATATCATATTTTAATTCTGAACAAATTTCTGGTCTTGTAAATTTATCCAATAATTCTATAACTTTTGATAGTGATCACAAATTTAGAGATAATGAAAAAGTTTTTTATGTCTCAAATGATCAAAATCCTGTTGGAGGTTTAATTAATAATTCAATATATTATGTTTCAATACAAAATTCCAGAACAGTAAAAGTACATAATACATTATCCGATTCAATATCCGGAATAAACACAGTATCATTAACATCATATGGTTCCGGAATTCATGGATTTAAATCTTACAATAAAAAGAAAATAATAGGATCTATATCAGTTACAAATCCAGGTTTTGGATATAAAAATAAACTGATAGTTGCTAAACCAGATCAGATTATTATTGAAAATAGTACTATTAATATTACATCTCATGGTTTTAGTAGTGGAGAAATAATAAATTATTATTCTTCTTCTCCTATTGGAGGATTATCTGAAGGACAATATGTTGTTACTAAGATTGATAATAATACATTTAAATTATCTTTGATTGGATCTTCAGATAAACTATTTTATTATAATACTAAACAATATATTGAATTTATTACAGTTGGCAATGGATTACATTATTTTAATTATCCAGATATTTCAGTTGAAATTATAGGATCTATTGGAGTATCAACTTTTTCTGGACAAGACTTTAGAGCAAAAATTCAACCAATTTTTAGAGGATCTATTGATTCAGTATTTTTATTAAATCCCGGATCAAATTATGGTTCTCAGGAAATAGTTAATTTAAATAGAAAACCACAATATAAATTAAAATCTGGACAAGATGCAAAACTAGAACCTATAATATCCGATGGCAAAATTGCACAGGTTCTTATTTTAAATCCAGGAAGTAATTATAACTCTCCTCCTGATATAACAGTATATGGTTCTGGGTCTGGTGCAATTTTAACACCAATAATTGAAAATGGAAGAATAATTAGAATTAAAATAATTAATGGTGGATTTAATTATTCTAATAAAAATACATCTATTATTGCAAATTCTGCCGGACAAAATTGCAAGTTAAACTTTAAAATACAGTCTTGGAATATAAATTTAGTTGAAAGATTAAAATTCACAAATCAAATATCAACAAATGATGGTATTGTTTCAAATGGAATTGCTGAACAATATGGATTACAATATTGTCATGCTTATGCTCCAAAAAGATTAAGAGAAATAGTTTTTAGTAAAAATGAAGAAGATGGAAATATTAAATATAGATCAGACTTATTAAATGATACTTTCAATGATAAGTATCATTCACCTATTATAGGATGGGCATATGATGGCAATCCAATTTACGGACCCTATGGATATGACAAAGTTGATGGAGGAAGTATAAGACAGTTATTATCTGGATATTCCGATCCAATTGTAAAATCTGAAAGACCATCATTATCTTTATATCCATTAGGATTTTTTGTTGAAGATTATGATTTTACTGATAATGGAGACTTAGATATTTGTAATGGAAGATTTTGCATAACTCCAGAATTTCCAAATGGTACTTATGCATATTTTATATCATTACAGGAAAATTTAATTGGTGGAGAAAAACTTCCAAAGTTTCCATATTTAATTGGAAATCAATTTAAATCAAGTCCAATAGATTTTAATTATCAAAAAGAATCCAATCAAGATGATCTTGATATCAATGGTCTAAATTTTTTAAGAAACACTAAACCATATAATTTAAATTCTAAAAATAGTAGTTATAATTATATTATAAATTCAAATGAAATAAAACAACAAATATCAGATGTAACTTATGCTTCTGGTGGAAAAATAGATAATATAAAAATAGTTAAACCCGGATCAAATTATCAAGTCGGTGATATTATTTCATTAGATGATGAAAACAATGAAGGATATGGATTTTATGCCACAGTTTCTTCAGTATATGGAAAAAATGTAGAGAAAATAGAATCTAAAATTTATGAATTAAAGAATATTGAGATTATTCCATCAAACAATACTAATGAGTACATTGCTTATGCAAATTCTCCACATGAAATAAAAAATACTGATATTGTAAGCATAAGTGGTCTTGGTACATATTTTTCATCTTTACAAAATTCCTATGAAGCAAAAGTAAGCGTTTCTACTCTTATACTTTCTTCTGAAGTCGAAGACTTATCAGTTACGGGAATAGTTACGTATTTTAATGTTTATGGAAATTTAAATTATCCAAATATCAGAGAAAATGATATCTATTCTATAGAAGGTGAAATAATTAAAGTTTTAAACATAGATACAAATTCATCTAGAATAAGAGTACTTAGGCAATCTAAAACAAAATCACATAAATCTGGAGAAATATTAACAGAAATACCAAGAAAGTTTAAATTTATTACAAGTGATCGTTTAAATTATAATTATAAAATTAATAAAGAAATTTATATAAATCCAAAAGAATCTATTTGTATTGGTACAGTTGGCACTGGAACAACTCTATCAATATCAAATCCAGGTATTGGGGCAACTGAAGTTTTTGTTCCTATACAATCAATTTATATACCAAACCATGGATTAAATACTGGAGATTTATTAAAATATTATAGAAACAATAATGAGAATATTTCAGTTTTTGATGGAACAAAAACATTTAAATTAAATCAAAATTATAACATATACGTAGCAAAATTTTCAAATGATTTGATAGGAATATCAACAAATAAAATTGGAATAGGTACAACAGGTTCTTTTGTTGGAATAAATTCAGACATTGGATTATTATATTTTACATCAACAGGTACTGGATCAAATCATAGTTTTAAAACTAAAAAGTCATCAGTAGTCTTAGCAAATGCTGATAAAAAAACTGTAACAGTAACAACATCAGAACCACACAACTTACAATTTGAAGATGATATATCAGTCGAGTGTAAACCACAAATATCAAAAACCATTAAAATAAAATATAATTTGAAATTAAAAAGATTAGTTGTAAATCCAACTAATTTTAATGCTATTGATATAGATTTAGATACATCTTCAATAAAAATAGATAATCATGATTATAAAACAGGAGATAAGGTAATTTATACTTCAAATTCTCCTTCTTTAGGATTATCAAATAATAAAATTTATTTTGTTGTAGTTATTGATATCAATACAATCGCACTTTCAGAATCTTATTACAATTCCAAATTAAATTCACCAATTACTGCAAATATTTTATCACGATCCGATGGATCTATTTCTAAAATTAATCCAGAAATTGTAG